GTTGTAGGCCATGCCTTCTCGCACCTGATCGTATCCACCANGGCGCGAGGCTCTTGGCCCGGCGACTTGGTGNCTATGTGCACCTGCTTGCCCAATAGAGCCGCTGTGCGTATGNTTACCAGCGGCACTAGTCGTTGCGCTGTGAGAGTGAGGTGGGATTTGATNGACAGTCAGCGTCACCTGAGCTNCCCCGCCACGCTCACCGACCTGGTAGCTGAGGCCAGCGCCNACGATGAACCGGTCCCGCAGGTCCGGCACACTCAATGTCGTCCCGTCGGCCGCCTGCACCGTTCCACCCGCGCAGAGGACCCACCCCGTAGGGATTTGGTCTATAGCCCCGCTCCACATTTGGATGACGCCCTTTGGAACGCCAGCCACAAGCTCCCACGCGGAGCCGGTATCTCGCCAGATACGCTGAGCTGTGCCGGTGGCAATGTACAATCGTCCGGCTTGACCCGCTGCCGGGCGCTGCGACTCGGCGCCCACCAACACGCCGTGTGTGCCGTTGACCAGCATCGAATCCGCATGCTGGCTGAGCTGTGCGAGTGTCTTGTCAGGATTATCTCGCCACGTCGGCTGCCCGGTGATGGTTTTGATGCGGTTCGCCAGCCCNCTTAGCAACGTTGTTAGCGAGCCAGTATTCGAGTCCGGCGCCTGCTGGTCATTGATAGTTCTGGTGCCAAGGTTGACGTCATCGACGCGGCCGTTGAACTCGTCGTAGAGCCTGTCGAAGTTCTCGTTGACCTCATCAGCGTCGATGGTCATCACGTTGTTCATGAAGGTGTGCGGCTTCTGAATGAGCCCCATTCTATCTTGCCCTCCGTTTCGGCCAGAGCTGGAGCGTCAGCCCGCGCCACAGGCCCCGTCCGTGCTGGCGAATGCCCAACTGAAGGTCGGGGCCGACCGCATACGGCGGCAATGGCGCAGTCACTAAGCGCGGCCGGTTCTGTGTCCACACCGCCTGCCCCCAAATGGAATGCCCCCATACCGCACCATCTGGCGCTGGATCGAATTGAATCGTCCCGGTCCTGGCACCGCCGCGGGTGTACCAACTGACCCATACCGGCCCCTGCATGCGCTGGAGTTGCAACTGCAGCCGGCGGAANTGCCACACCCANCCNGGCCTCGGCGTGAATACTCTTGACCGCCAAAGCGCGATGATGGGCTTTCCATCGTCGGTGTCGCCCGTGTCCTGGCGGTAGACCCGGCCCTGCCAGTCGCCAGACAGCAAACCGTCCTGTTCTTCAACGCCAGAAAGTGAAAGAAGGGCGGCCACAGACATACCGCGAAACTCGGTCCACCAGCCACCGGCCAAGTCGTAAACGTAGATGATGCACTTGTCCGTCTGGTCGCACCAGCGCAGCCAGTAGCGGCCCTTGTACACGGCCGCCACGGCGTCCCGGCGCTGTGTCGGCCGCTGGTCCCGAATGACCGGCTCGATGTTGCGACTGACGATTACGCTCGTGGCGCCGTCAAAAATCCGCACGCCGTCATGGGCCAGGAAGATGGTCTTGCCTTCCCACTGTGCGATGGTGCCAGGCGCCACACAGCCGACACCATCCAACAGCGTCTGAATCCCAAGCGTCGTTGTGACTCCGCCGTCGCCATAGAGCACCTGGACCTTTGACGGCGTAAAGATGAACAGGCGCCCGTAGTCGGCAACCAAGCCTGTGATGGGCTCGTCAGCCTCCGCGTAGTTGGTCGCAGGCCACGTTTCAAAATCACCCAAATCGCTCCAGTACAGCGTCGTCGGCGAGTCCTGACCACCCGCAACAAAAAGGCGATTCCCGTGAACCACGAGGAACCGCCCCTTCGGCGCACCCGTAAGGGCCCGTATCTGCGAGCCGTCCCATACGAGTATTGGGTCCGCACCGTTGCCCAGGAAGCAGACACCCTTCCAGCCCCAAGTCACCGCGCCCATCGGCAAGTCTTGGAGCCCGTCTGCCACCTCTGTAAATTCACCCGTCACATCGTTGCCAAGCCACAGCTTGCCGCCGCTTGCGACAAGCAATTGAGGGCCATATGGGCCATAAAAGCGGTGCATGCCGCGGATTGGCGCGTTCGTTCCCGTATCGCCGTAAAGCGCATAACCAGCCCGCACCATCGGAGCGCCGGTGCGGTCAAAGACGAAGTTGCGGCACTCCGTCGCTTGATTTGGCTGAAGGTAGTCGGGCGCATCCTTCAAGTTCAGCCCGCCGCTGAAGTCATTCAGAACAAGGTACTGCTCACCCAAGGGCGGCATCAGTCCCACCAGCCCTCCGGCACCCAAATCTCCCGCACGAGCGTGCCCTGCGCTTGGTCCTCGGCGTATGCCGCCTGAAGCTCAAACACGCCGCGCTGGAATTCCTGATAGAGCATTTGGGCCGCCGGCATGTCCTGGTCCGCCTGCTTGGCCCGGTACGTCGCCCACGTCACCAAGAGACCATGAAACGCCTCGGGAATCTCGGGCTCGTCGTCGTCGTTGACCATACCCTTCGGCCAGGCGTAAAAAAAGACCCGCAGGACAGGCCACGCCGATGCTGGTTTCGGGTGCAGCCAAAGGCTGTTGCGCCAGATGGCGTAGTGTGTCGGACGGCCCGAGCCGCCAATGCGCCTCATGGTCTCAAGGTCAATCGGGCGCAAAACATCTCCATCGAGTTCTACAAGACGCACCTGCCAAAGCCGCGGCGGCAATTGATACTCCGCGACCCCAGCCGCAACGCCGGTTTCCAAGACATCCTGCAGAATCCGCGTTTGGCGGACAACCGTGCGCTCTCCCTCGTTGAGCCAGCGCTTGATGGCATCCTCAGCGAAGTACGCGTTGGATTCTTCGGCCAACCTGGCCATGACGTCTTCAACCAGTTCGGCTAGCGTCACGGTTCATCACCACCACCGCGGCTTGTACAGGTAACAGTTAGGCCTCTGCCTGCTCGTCCAGCCCTTCGCCAGTCGGTCCCGCACCAGGAACCTGCCCGCCTTCGAAGGAAGGCCCGCTGGAGGTCTGCTCCTGCTTCCCCTTCCTGCCCGCTGGCGATTTCTGAGCTTTCGCCGCGGTCTCGGGCACTACGACCAGCGACGGATAACGCCCGCCGCGCCGGAAGGCTGCCCTGCGCCGCTCATCGGGTGTTGGATTATCAGGCGGCACACCGAGCCACAGCGCTGCGGCGCCGTCCGGGATGACGGCGACCTCGCCAGGCCCGATGACGTAGCGCTCGCCGTTGAACTTATCGGTATACGGTTCGCTGCCCGTGTTCATCACGCGGATTGCCATCGTCTCACCCCCGAAAATTGAGTGGGGCGGCCACACAGCCGCCCCCCATCATGCCCCGCCGCCGCTTAAGCCGCAGGCGGCTCGACGTTCCAGAGCACACCATGCCGACGGCAGTTGGAGTTGGTCAAGTTGCCCATCCACAGGATCTGCATGACCGCCGCGTCCTGGTTGGTCGGCTTCTTCCACCCGGTGTCCTTGAAGTTGGTGTACTCCACGTGCGGCCGCAAGGTGAGGTACTTCGAGTTGATGAACCAGATGGTGCCGTCGGGGCAGTCGTCATCGTAGATGACCGACCGGCCGCGGAAGCGGATTTCGTCGAAGCCCGTGTCGGCCACCCGGACAGCCTCGTAGCGCTGCTGCTTCTGCAGCAGTTCCCACAGCGCGTCCCAGAGGGTCGGCGTGGTCACGATCAGGTCAACCGTGTCCGCACCCCGAGAACAGGCCGTAATCATGCTGTTGATCAGGCCCAGGGTAAGCGGCCGCGGCGACCCGCCGTTGTCGTTGTACTGGGACTTCCACCAGCTGTATTGCGTGCGGTCGATGCCGCCGTAGACGGCAACGTTGGAGCCGTCGTCGATGGCGGCGCGGATGCCGGTGATGTCCTTGCCGTTGTTGCCCGTCCCGTCGCCCCACAACTGCTTCGAGAATTCCTCGATAAGCGACATGCGGGCGATCTCCATCTTGCTCTCCAGCAGGTTCAGCACCGCCGCCGTTCCACGGTTCACAGCCTCTTCAAGCCCGCTGATGGTCAGCGACACGTACAGCTGCTTCCATTCGAACTCCGCGGCGGTGATTTCGTCCGTGGGCGCCACGTCAAGGATGTCATAGCCACGGTACGAACCGCGGCTGGTGTTCGCCGCGTAAATCAGCGGCTGCACCAGCTTCGTCCCGCCAGGTGCGGGCTTCTGCTTGCGCCGCAGGTACTGCAGAAGCGGCGTTGCGTTGAACACGTTGTCAACCAGCGTCGGCAAATAATGCTTGCGCGTCGTCGCGGTCAACGCGTCGTAATTGAGAGCCATTCATCCTCACTCCCTGTCAATCGTCGGTGGTGAGGAGACCCCCCATCGCCTGAAGCTCGGCGAAAGCGCGCTGTGTCGCCTCAGACAGCGTCTTGGGGACGCCCTGCGGCGGCTTGATGCCGGCTGTCGGCACGTGCCGCCCGCGCAAAACCTGCCCGGCCGCTTTAGTGGCCGCTGCCCGCTGTTGCTCCTGCTGCTGCCGTTGGACGGCCGCCAGCGCCTCGCGAAACAGTTGGTCCCGCAGGCTGGACGTGCGATAGGCCAACCGGAGGTCCGGGATGCGCTGCTCGACGGCCTCGCGCATGACTTGCTCTTGCGCCTGCTGCCACGCAGCGTCATCCAGCGGCGACAGGCCAAACGCCTTGCGGTCCTCGTCGATGGTGCGGCGCAACTCCTGGAGCTGGCGGTCCAACTGCAAGTCTGCAGCCAGTTCCCGCAGTTGCTGAATCTGCGGGTCAAGCGCCGCAGCCGAAGGCGTTGGATACACCGACTGCGCGCCAACTGGCGGTGCGGTCGGCCTGGCTGCCGGTCCAGAGGCTTGGAACTGCCCGGAGAGCGCTGCCTGATACGCCTGCTGGAAGGCGCGTGCTGCCGCCGGGTTGCTCTGGAGCAACTGCTGCAGGTGCACCAGCGGCTGGACCTGCTGCATCACCTGCTGCAGCTCCCGCTCCCGCTCGGCCAAGCGCTGGGTCTTGCGGGTGTAGTCGGACTCTCTCAGGTAGCCCTTGCGCCACTCCAGCACCTGCGACAGCGGCACCTTCTCGCCGCCGATGTCAATCAGCGGTTCGCTCGCCGGCGCACTTGCCTGTGCGCTTTCACCTGCTTGCTGGCTGGTGGTCTCCTGTTCAGTTGTGTCAGTGGCGCCATCCTGGGCCGGCGCCTGCCCTTGCGGGTCATCGAGCCCAAGAACGGCCCGAAGGTCCCGCTCCAACCCGTCGTCCTCCAGCGGCACTTGCGGACGCTCGTTGGACGACTGTCCCTGCGCCTGTGCCTGCATCTCCATCTGCCTGTCCTCCCCTGCGACTCCGCGGCGTGGGTCATCGCCAAAGCGACTCCGCGCCGTGGGTCATCGCGGTTTTGGGCATAGAAAAACGGCGTCGGGTGCGACCCCAACGCCGTTTCACAGCACTGCTGGCGGCCTGCCGACCGGGAGAGGCAGCCCGCCCGGTGGCCCGGACGCAGGCCGGACGGTTACGGGCGGTGCACCACCGCCTACGCCGCCTGCCAGCATCTCCCGCAATGCCGCCCTGGGTCCGCCGATAGGCTCCATGGGCAACGTTGCCGTCTCCGGCTCGTAAGTCGTGCACATCGCCCCGCGGTCCACGAACACGTCGGACCGCTTGCACTGCCCATCCTGGTTCCAGCGGCAATCCGACGCACCGCAGGCCACGAATACACCCGGCATGCCATCACCTCCCCTGCGCTGCGCTCGCGGGAACGGTCGAGAGACCCGCCCCCTGTTGCTGACCCGCCATCAGCGCCGCCTGCAGCGCCTGCTGCTGCCGCATGCGCTGAATGATCTCGTCCCGACCCGGGAAGTTGGAGGCTTCTAGCACCGCCGCGGCGTCGATGGCCCCCGCCTGGAACAGCTCCAGCGCCAACTGGTAGCGCAACTGCTCGTTCATCTGCAGGCTTGAGCCCGCCTCGACCTTGAAGTCCAGCCCGACCCTCACCAGCGACGGGTCCCAGTTGACGAACTCCAGTTCGGAACCCTGGCCGCGCAGGCGGATCATGCGCCCAGGTGAGTAGAACTGCAGGATGCGGGACACGATGAGCTGCCCGACGCGCCGGATCATGTCCTCCAAGTTGCGGGCCTTGTCCCGGATGCGTGCCTGCCCGGCCTCCTGCAGCATGGCGATGGCCGACGCAGCGGTCACCTGCCCCGGCCGCCGCCCCTGCGTCACGTCGTGCACGCCTGTGATGGTCTCCATGTTGCGCATGCACTGCAGGTAGAGGTTGAACAGGTGCGCCGGCATGGGCGGCGGCGGCTCACGGCGCACTTCGGAACCCGGATTTTTTACAATGACCGCGCCCTCTTTGTTGACCAGCTGGTCCGGCCTCACACCGCTGTTGCGGTCCATGACCCACATGCTGTTTGCCATGAGCCGGATGTGCTCGACGAAGCGGCTCTCCAGCAGGTTGATCACTCTCTGCAACGGCTCCAACTGGCTGACCTCGGACAGGCCCCACTGGTTCTCTTCGTCCTCATACGCCTGGAAGTCGGCAAACGGGAACATGCCGTCGACGTATGGGTTAGGCATGTCCGCCAGCACGACGCCGCCCTCGGCGACGATGATGACCCGTCCGCCCGGATACGCGGGCACCTCGACGGCCCGGACCTCACCGTCTGCACCGACCTCCTCGCGCAGCTCCGTCGAGTCGTCGCGGATCCAGCACTCATACACCCGCACCGTCTGGCCCCAGTCGGACATCTCCTGCGAGCCGGACACGACCGCCCTGTCCACGTCGGCGACATACGGCCCTCCAGCAGCGTCGGCGTCGTCAAGCCCCGCACCAGGCATGACCCGCCAGCCCTGCTCGGGCCACCGCCGCACGACCTCGCTCTTGGGCATGTCGCGCACCTGGATGATGAACCGGCAGTCGTCCAGGTCCACGGCATAGGGGTCCAGGTAAATCTCCCGCCACGGCACGTAGTCGACGGCGACCTCGCCTTCCAGCCCCGGCCCAGGCCGCGCCGTCGGGTCCCACGTGACTTTGAGAAAGCCGCGACCGCGCACCAGTCCGCACCGCGCCGCCTGCTTGATTTTGCGCCGCAGGTTGAGCTGGTCCCACAGGTAGTCCTTGATGATGCGCTCGACGATGCGGGCACCGGCGGCGTCCTCCGGCCCAATGGGCGAGACTATGATGTTCGGGCGGTTTTCGGACAGCCATGTGACGATGGTCTCAATAATGGCAAACACGAAATTGGACATCGCCCGGACGCGGTGCGTCGGCATCATCTTGGGCCAATGCTCGCCACGCCAGAGCCGGTAGTAGCGCTCCACGTCGGGCCGCACGGAGTCTTTGCTACGCTTGGCGATGCTGTACAGGCCGAGCACGAACTTGTAGAGCGCGTGCTCGTCGTAATAGCCCGCTTGGGCGGCTCCAGCCGCCATATGCGCACGCAGGATGTCCTGCTCCGTCACCGCCATTACATCCACCACTCTCCACCGTCGCTGTCCTCATCCGGCAGGATGATGGTCGTACCGGATGGCGTCTGAAGCGCCGGGTGCCTAGGCATGTCATCGTCCACGGGCGGGTAATAAACCTCCGCCTGGCCAAGTGTCCAGTACATGCACATGTATCGCCACTCATCCGCAGCGTGGTCCTCGCCGTCCGTGTCCAGGTCCTCCGGTCGCGCCTCATCGTGGACCAGCGTCGGGATGGTGCGAATAAAGTGCTTGCAGTTGCGGCTAACCACGAAGAGCGGTCGCCCGTGCTCGTCCCGTCCAAGTCGCCGCCTGCACTGGTCCCACCCGTTGATGCGGTCGTTGTTGCCCGGCACGAAGTCGATGCCGTATCTCGAAAACGTCTCGGCAATGCTCAACTCACTGGCGCCGCCCTTGGTCCAAATACTCGGGTCTGCAGGCCCCGTGATCGGCGACGGCTCGCCCGGGCGCTTTTCTCCCGCAGCCTCTTCGATGGCGGCGACCCTGCGGGCAACCTCTTCCGCCGTCTCCCGACTGCCGACGTTGGGCTCGCCGTTGGTGCCGTACAGCTCGCGGTAGCGGTACAGCGCCCCGCTTGGCATGAGCGCGTACCAGCCGATGCTGTACGGCCGGGCATAGCCCCAGTCCATCGCCCGGAACCGCGGCCAGTCCTTGGGCGGGTCGAAGTGCTCCACGACGTGGACGCTGGGGTCCCAGCCGTCGAAAAACTGCCCCTGGAAGACATCCCAGTCGCCCTCCAGCCACGCCCTGCGGCGGTGCTCCGGCAANGCCAGCAGCGCCCGCACATACTGCGGGTCCGTCTCTACCAGGACGCGGTTGTCAAACACGCGGCTAGGTACAAACGCGCGGGTCAGCCCCGTCTTCGGGTCCCGGTACGCCGGTCCCGGCCGCATGGGCTGCCACCAGACATCGAACAGAGGTTCGTACCGCCGCGGCCCGTCGGGGACAGGCGGGCACACGTCCACGAAACGCCGTTTGACCCACGCATGGCCCGGCCCGCCAGGGTTAGCACTGGCTCGCACGCGCGGTTTTAGCCCCGGCACCGTGCTCCGGGCCGTCGCCAGCATGTCCAGGTACTGCTGCTCGGTAAAATGCGTCAGCTCATCAAACGCCAGGTAGTGATACTCATGCCC